GTTCATATGCTGTGGTTGGTTCATATGCTGTGGTTGGTTCATATGCTGTGGTTGGTTCATATGCTGTGGTTGGTTCATATGCTGTGGTTGGTTCATATTAGGTAGTTGGTTCATATTAGGTAGTTGGTTCATATGCTGTGGTTGGTTCATATTAGGTAGTTGGTTCATATTAGGTGGTTGGTTCATATGCTGTGGTTGGTTCATATGCTGTGGTTGGTTCATATTAGGTAGTTGGTTCATATGAGGTTGTTCTTCCATTTTCATCTTCAATAAGTTTTCTATCTTTTGAGTCACATCCGCCATATCTGCTCCAGTAGTCGTATCTACCATTCTACCATTAAAAAAATATTGAAATGCTGGAACACCTCTGATATTTTGAGATATTTTCTTTTCTACATCCTCCTTCGCAAAAATAAAACCATGTTGCTTGAATTGTTCGGATAATTTTGCAAATCTTGGAGCAATAGCTTTGCAAGGAGCACACCAATCACCGTAAATATCTACAATGACTACTTTATTACTACTTACTAAATTTTTTTTCTGTTCTGTTGAATCTATTTGAATAACTAAATCATTATTACTTTTACTAGCATCGGAATCTTGCAAGTCAGAATATTTCTTATAATTTGACATTTATATTATAAAAGTTAACTTTTAAAACATTTTTATTTTATATTTAATTAAATAAAAATGAGTAATTATGTTAATATCGAAAATTATTGTAGATCATGTGTTAGTTTAGAGGATGATGACTATTCTAATATTAAAAAATATTATAAAGAATCTTTCCAAACTAATACAAAGGGGAAATTAATTGTTAATCCTTCTAAACCTGGGGATTTTACTCCAAGTGTAAAAGAAAAATTTAATCGAAGACAACAATTTGAAAGAGAAGGAGTTTTGTAAAAATAAAATTGAATTTATATTACTTTACAATTTTATAAATAAATGTTTAATTTTGAAACTTGTTTTAAAAATTGTAATAATAATAGATATTTACATAAAAATAATACAGATATTCCAGAAGTATACAGAAATTGCAGTATACATATAGCTTTAGAAAGAGCAGATATTAATAAAGACTGGATTTCTTTTAAGAAACTATATAGAGTATTTCCAGAATTTTTAAAGAATCATTTAGATAATACTAATATTATTATTGATTATAATTATTTAAATTTACCTGAAGAAGAAATTAAAGACTTGTTTACCATCTAAATATAAATATAAAATTTTTAAACTTAAAAATAGTTTAAAAATAAGGTTCTAAAAAAGTAAAGTATAATTAAAAATATTTACGTACTTACTAAAAATTATTATAGTTATTATAAAAAATTATTTTGCTACCATTAATAAATGAGTAGAATAATTAGAAAATCTAGAAGTGCAAAAAGAAAAATTAAACGTTCGAGAAGATCTAAGAACGCGAGAAGATCTAAGAACAAGAGAAGATCTAAGAACGCTAGAAGATCTAAGAATTCGAGAAGACACAGAATTAAAAAGACTAAAATATCTAGAAGAAAAATGTATTATGACGGAGCGTCAGGTATTGAACCTGATATTGAAGAATTTGTAGATTTCAATCCAACTCAAGTAATAACTATACCAGAAAATTTCGCAGAATATGTAGAAATATTACAATCTGGAAGATATAATTTTCAACACGAACCATACAATATAACAAATCCTAATGCAGAAATATATGTAGTCGGAGATCTAGAAGGTGATTCAAATATTTTATATAGATGGTTAATAGCTTCTGGTTTTATTAACGTGGATTTACAATGGACTGCAGCGGATAACATCTATATTATTCAATGTGGAGATCAATTAGATAATGGTATAGCAAATACAGGTAGTGGAAATTCATACTTTCCATTTTATAATAGACGTCCATCTTTAGGAGCTGATTATTTTAATTTAGATATGTATTTATTACTATTTACTGATTATTTATCTGTCAAATCAAATAATCATTTCTTATCTATTTTAGGTAATCATGAAATAATAAATCTTCATAGAGATTTCAGATATGTTAATTTGACAAATGTATTAGATCCTCCAGAAATCTTAGATATAATGACTTTATTTAATAATTTTAGTCGAAAAGAAATTTCATATCAGAGATTTTTAGGTTCTAAAGAAACCGCTATTATTAATTATTTAGAACGCAGAAGACAATTATTAACGGCAGACGGTATATTTGGAAAATTGTTAAGAAGAAGAAATTTCATTATAAGATTTAACAATTTACTTATATCACATGCAGGTATTGTAGATACTTTATTCGCAGACTATATTAGAACAATAGATTCTATAACACCTTTTGATATGGATAAAATTATTTCAAATATTAATATGCAAATAAGTATAAGAGACAACTGGCCAACTACAAATGTATTTAACAGAGGCGATTTTAATATAATATATAATGTTATTAAAAATCCTACTATACCAAATCTCGATTATGATGTAAGAAATGAGCGATTTACAGATTTATTTAAAATAATATTAAATGGAGATGTAAACTTATCATCATCCCCTATTTGGAATAGAAAATATGAAGTTCCTAAAAAAACAACTACTAGCAATATGGATCATTGTTTACCTAAAGATGGTTCTCCTTTTGAAGATTTTATTGTAGTCACAGGACATAATTCCAATAAAAATACTAAATTTTGCGATTGTACTCGTTTCAATCCTTGTGAAGATATATGTACCGGACATCCAAAATGGATTGTAACTGACGTAGGTCAAGCCGGAACAATATTCCCATATTTGGAAGCTACAAAAATAACATATTCAGGTGGAATTATTTCTTATCCTATAAAAGTAGTAGGATTTCCAGATATAACCGGGACTGTAGATGCTAAAGCTATCAGAGACAATAGTGAAATAAATAGTAAACTTGGAATTACAACTACTACTTTAGAAAATTTCATACCTTAAAAATAAATTTGAATTTTTAATATATAAACTTATTAAAAATTTCAACTATGCGAAGATATCTTACAGAAAAAGAAATAGATGATATGTTAGATTTTATTAAACCAAACAAGAGTTTACCTTCAGATTCTGCTCTATCTATTGTAAAAAATAACAAAGATAGACTTACAAATCAACTTAAAAAACAAAAAATATATCCAGAATTAATATACGACTTAAAAAAACTCGTAGAACAAAATTATTATAAAAGTCTTATACAACCTGGTGAATCTGTTGGTATTATAGCTGCTATGGCTATCGGAGAAAAACAAACTCAAAATAGTATAGTATATGACGAACAGGTTTTAATTAGAAAGAATGGGGAAATATTTAGAACTACAATAGGTCAGTTTATAGATAATGAAATGAAATCAAGTGTAGACGTAATTGAAATTCAACATGGTAGTTTTGTTAAACATGTAAGTGATGTAGAAATTCTTACAATTTCACAAACTGAAAAAATAGAATGGAAACATGTTACTGAATTAAGTAAACATCCAACAAATGGTGATTTAGTTAAAATTGTTACTGACAGTGGTAAAAGCGTTACTTCTACTTTATCACATTCACATTTACAAAAAAAATATTCAGAAGACGGAAAATCTTTTGAAATACTACCAATCTTAGGTTCTGAATTGACAATAAATCATAGAATACCAGTTATTAAAAGAAGTCCTATTTCTGAATATGTTGTTAGGTCTATTTTAATATCTGATTATATCAAATACGATAAGATTGAAAATGGATATGTATATGTAGGTGAAGAAAAACTTTTGAATGAAATTGTTATAGATGAAGTTTTTGCTTGGTTTTTAGCAGTCCTAATATCTTCTGATTGTAAATTTATAGATGTAAAAAGTATTATACTTAAAAATACTTCAACAAATATAGATTTCGATAATAATATGAAAACTATTGTAGAAAGGTTTGAGATTACAGAAATTTCTGATCAAGGAGACCCTTCAAAACCGAGTTGTTTCTATTTTAAAAAAAAAATAACATGGATAGATATGTATATAGAACATAAAATCTCGTCACCTATATTGACAACTTTTATAAACAATTTGTTCAAAGATAAAGCTGTTCCGAATTTTGTCTATTCTTTGGATTTTGAAATTATTAAGATGTTAGTAAAGAGTTGGTTTGAAATAACCAGATTCTCGTCATACGTAAATATTGAAACTGTAAACGAGATTAGATTTTTACTAACTTATTTGGGAATAAATTCAAGAGTAATTAAAGTTACAGATAATCACTATTATTTGAAAATACAAAAAAAATATATCCAACTTTTCGAAAATATATTCGGTATGATTATTTTTTTAAATATTTTTGAAGGCGAAGAATGCGAAGAAAGCGAAGAAGCTGATGTTAGTTGGGAAAAAATTGTCAATATAGAATTGGTAAAAGAAAAAGATTATAAACACGGCTCTGTATATGATTTTTCAGTCAAAGGAAATGAAACTTTTGCACTATTTTCAGGAATTGTAGTTCATAATACATTGAATACCTTGATTAAAGGGTAAGTAATACGAAAAGTATTGCTAGTCTATTTTATAATAGGCAACACATTCAAATTGCGGGAAAATCTTGTTATGTCTTTAGTACTAACCTAAACTTGAAAAAGCTTAGGGGTCTTAGTTAACCACTAAGAGAGTAAAAACCTAAAGAAGACACTTTGTTATATGAATAAAAATCCTTAGAGACAATCCGCATCCAAGCTCCTAAGTCCGCTATGTTAGGATATGGAGAAGGTTCAACGACTAAATGTTTGTGGGCATGAGAAATCTAACGAGTTTCAATGATTGCTTAAGATATAGTCTAGACCCATCTGAGAAGGTGCAACAATACAATTGTTGGTGTAATGATTCTAGAAAGAAATAACTAGAAGAACACGGTATAATCGTTCACAAAGCTAAAAACTTGGCTTAGTTATATAAAAATATAGCTAGTCTATTTTATAATAGGCAACACATTCAAATTGCGGGAAAATCTTGTTATGTCTTTGGTACTAACCTATTATGGAAACATATTAGGGGTCTTAGTTAACCACTAAGAGAGTAAAAACCTAAAGAAGGCACTTTGTGCTAGGAATACAATTCCTCAGAGATAATCCGCATCCAAGCTCCTAAGTCCGCTATGTTAGGATATGGAGAAGGTTCAACGACTAAATGTTTGTGGGCATGAGAAATCTAATAAGTTTCAATGATTGCTTAAGATATAGTCTAGTCCCATCTGAGAAGGTGCAACAATATAATTGTTGGTGTAATGATTCTAGAAAGAAATAACTAGAAGAACACGGTATTAACGGGTCAAAACGAAAAATCAGTCACAGTTGGGGTAAATACTTGCCCGAGTAATAATAAAGTTATTGCTAGTCTATTTTATAATAGGCAACACATTCAAATTGCGGGAAAATCTTGTTATGTCTTTAGTACTAACTTAATATGGAAACATATTAGGGGTCTTAGTTAACTACTAAGAGAGTAAAAATCTAAAGAAGGCACTTTGTGCTAGGAATAAAATTCCTTAGAGACAATCCGCATCCAAGCTCCTAAGTCCGATATGTTAGGATATGGGGAAGGTTCAACGACTAAATGTTTGTGGGTATGAAGAATTTAACAAATTCTAATGATTACTTAAGATATAGTCTACACCCATCTGAGAAGATGCAGCAATATAATTGCTGATGTAGTGATTCTAGAAGGAAATATCTAGATGAACTGGTATAATGGTCCTCGAATCCAAGAATTATTAAATGCTACTCATAGTCCAAGAATTGTAAATTGTAAATTATTTTTTAAAACAGGTAATAAGACAATTCAAGAATTACGTGATAAAATTAATCATCAAATAGTATGTCTAACATTACAAGAACTTTCAGAAAATATGAAAATTTGTATGAATAAAGAACATGAATGGTGGTATGACCCGTATAAGATTCTTTATAGTAATGAATTTGAATCCCTTGAACATTGTATATCTTTGAAATTAAATAAAAAAATACTTTTCAAATATAGATTAACAGTTGAAGATATTGCGAATAAAATACACGAAGAATACGCGGATTTACAATGTGTTTTTTCACCAGAAAGTATAGGTCAACTCGATATATTTGTAGAACTAACAAATATCAAATTTACAGAGAAACAATTACTTTTTATTACACCTGAAAATGCTAATGAAATTTATCTTGACGAGTGTGTGAAACCTATATTAGAAAAATTAATAGTTTGCGGAATACCAGGTGTATCTAGTATTTACTATACAAAAACAAAAAATGAAGATGACGAAGAATGGTATGTTGAAACAGAAGGAAGTAACTTTAGAAAACTTTTGGGTCACGATCTTATAGATATTACTAGAATACAATCAAATAATGTTTGGGATATTTATGATAATTTTGGAATTGAAGCTGCTAGACAGTTTTTGATTGATGAATTTATTGAACTTATGGAAGGTATTAATCCATGCCATGTTAAAATTTTAGTAGATAAAATGACTTATTCCGGAACGATCTCTTCTATCACGAGATACACCTTGAGAAAAGATGAATCCGGCCCGCTTTGCCGAGCCTCTTTTGAGGAATCCGTAGATAATTTTGTGAAGTCTAGTTTTAACTGCGATGTTGAAAATACAAAGGGTGTATCAGCTTCAATTATATGTGGTAAAAGAGCAAATATTGGAACTGGAATGATGGATCTAAAAGTCGATTTGAAACGTTTACCCAAGTCAGTTTTATTCAAAAGTGAAGGTGTTGTTGAGTCTGATAAGAGAACTAAAGTAACTGGATACGGGTATAAGCTTAAATAAAGAGGTATTCAGAAAAACTGAGGTCCTAGTAATTAATAAAGGACTTTATTTTTAAAATACCCATTTAAAGACATAATTATAATTAATAAAATGGAATTAATTAAAAAGATAGATAAGAAATTTTCTTTTGATAATAAAGAACTTCGTGTATTAGGAACTTGTGAAGAACCTTGGTTTGTAGCTAAAGATATTTGCGATGTTCTTCAAATTAAAGATGTTAGCATGGCATTAAAAAAAATTCAAGAAAAATGGAAGGGTACCAAAATTATTGGTACCCTTGGTGGAAATCAAGATATGCGTATAATAAACGAATCAGCTGTATACAAACTCATAATGCGTTCAAATAAACCAATAGCTGAAAAATTTCAAGAATTCGTATGTGAAGAAATTCTACCTTCTATTAGAAAAACCGGAGAATTTAAACTCAAAGAATTAATGGAAAAACATCAAACTGAACTCACAGAAAAAGAAGAACAAATATTACTTACAGAAAAAGAACTTCAAACTAGTAAAAAAGAAAATAAAGATTTACACAGACTCGTAAAAAGAAAAGAACGTAAAAAATTTAAAAGAGGACACAATGTGTACATAATTTCAAATCCTTCTATTCCAGATTATTACAAAGTTGGAAAAACTCACGATATAAATTCTAGATTAGTTGGTGTAGGAGGTGGAGCACCTTTATATTTTCAAGTTGAACATTGTAGATATGTTGCTAATGATTATGAGTCAACAGCCATTGAATCATTAATTTTATCTATTTTTGAAAACTACAGAGTTGAAAACGAAAATAAAGGTTCTAAGAAAAGAGAGTGGTTGGAAGGAGTTAAATTTGAAATTATTAAAAAAGAATTAGATATGCTAGTTGATTATTTGGAGAATAGAAAAAAAAACTACAATAGTTCTGGGATCGAAGTTAGAGAAGAAAATGACGAGTCAGAAATAGACGATGTTGAAGATTATACAATTGAAACTGATAACGAAACAGAAATTCCTGTCACAAAACAATGTTATGATTGTAAGATCGATAAAGTTCTAGATGATTATTATGATAGAATCGACAATCAAGATGGCAAAGAAGGTACTTGTAAAATATGCTATAGTAAAAATAAACAAATTTTAAAAGCTGAAAAACATGAACGAGAAATTATCAAACGAAAAGAAAATACTAAAAAATGTAGACAATGTAATATTATTAAAAGTTTTGATTCGTTTGATCAACATGGAACTAGTAAAGATGGTTACGAATATTGTTGCAAAGAATGTAAAGAAAACAAGAATAATAAAGTTACTGAACAAAAATGCGCCAAGTGTAAAGTTGTTAAAAACATTGATAAGTTTGAAAAATACAGATTGTCGCACAGAAAGATATGTATAGAATGTAATACTGAGAATGTAAATAATACCGAAACCAATAAAAAAACTTGTTCTTCTTGTAAAAATGAATTAGACTTGTCAAAATTTTCAAAGTCTAAATCTTCAATAGATGGATATTATAATTACTGTTCAGACTGTGGATCAAAAAAATGCAAAGAATATAAAGAAAAGAAAAAGCAAGAAGCTAA